CTGGGTCTACTGGCCAGTATTTAGGAACCCTGTCTGGTACACATTTCAGGGCGCCTTTGGCGGCGAACCAAACTTCCCGACCGCATACCACTTACGAGAAGCCGTTGATGGGATGCTGTTTTTAAGGACAAAACAATAGAAAAACCCCGGCACCGTCTCCGATACCAGGGTCTCTCACCCGCCTGCTAAGCGTGAGCATAGACTTTCATTATTCGCGGAGAATGTACAGTGGGGCGAGCAAAACCAAGCGCACCGCGTGTCATCGGAAAAACCCTTCCGATGAACGCTAACGTCGTTGAGGAAATCATCGACATCGTGGACCCGGAAAAGCCGGGAGAATGGATCAAGCGCAAGCAGGGCAGGCGGGCTGGCAACGTCTTCGAAAGCCTGTACACCGCCCGGCAGATCGATGACAACGAGCGCACGGCCTGCAACGACCTGGTGGAGATATTCGCCAAGTCTCACGGCGTCATGGGCGTAGGCGAGCGCAACCTTGAACGCGTCCAGTACGATGCCGCGGACCCGATGACACAGCTTCGCATCCGGTCCAGTTACGTCAAGATGCTGAATGAGATCCTGGCCCGTCTCGACCAGCACCACGAGATCTTGCTCAAGGCGCTGCTCAAGGATTTCATCCTCGGCGACGGCGCCGACGCCAGGCAAGAGGACGGCGTGCGCTGGCGGAACGTAGTCCGCACCGCCTGCGCGTCCCATCCTTACCGCCAAGCCTGCGTAGAAGCCACAGGAGGCGTAATCAAGTGCCTGCGCACTTATGAGGCCGGCCCGGTCATCAAGGCTATCAGCGGCCTTCCTGGCGCGATTGAGGACTATCGGAAAATGGTGGCGCGCAATCGACAGACCGCTTGACGATTCCGAGGAACTCCCCTAACATTCGTCATCATCGCGAAACGCGTCGCACAAAACCCGCAGCCCTCCCCGGCGAGCGGGTTTTTCGTTTTGGAATCCCCCATATGGCCAAGCTCACCACAAAGGCGCGCAACGCGTTGCCGAAGAAGGACTTTGGCGAACCCGGTAAGCGCGCATTTCCCATGCCGGACGCCAGCCATGCCGCCAACGCGAAAGCCCGTGCCACCCAGGCCGTAAACGCCGGCCGCATGTCCAAATCGACTGAGGCGAAGATCGACGCGAAGGCCAATAAGGTCATCAAGGGGAAGAAGGGCTACTGATGCCTGCCGGCCGGCCATCAAAGTTCAAGCCCGAGTTTGTGGAGCAGGCCGAGGCTCTTTCGTGGCATGGCGCGACAGACGCCGAAATAGCTGAGTTTTTCGGCGTTGACCTTGTGGTGCTCGCGTATTGGGCCATGGAGAACGAGGCATTTTACGACGCCATCACGCCGACCGACGCCGTAAAGCTGGCTAATGAGATTTCTCGGACAATGGCGTCTGAAAAGATCAATCGACGCAGGCGCGAAGTACGTGCAAAGTTAAGGCCCTCTCCAGAGCGTAGGTTAAAGGAATCAATGCGAGCCAGAATTTGGGCCGCATTAAAGGGCCGTTCCAATGGTCGACTTTGGGGAAGGCTCGGCTATTCACTCGATGACCTGCGCAAGCATTTGGCGTCGCTAATGACGGAAGGTATGTCGTGGGACAATTACGGTCATTGGCATGTGGATCACATAAAGCCTTGCGCTGCCTTCAACCTTGAGGATGACGAAGAGTTTCGCGCCTGCTGGGCGCTCAGTAATTTGCAGCCGCTTTGGGATCGTGACAACTGCGTGAAGGGTGCAAAATATGCCGGCGCCCAAGGGTAACAACTTTGCTGCTGGAAACAAGGGCGGGGGGCGGAAGACCAACTACAAACCCGAATACGCCAAGATTGCCGCTAAGATGTGCCATCTTGGCGCAACCGATGCCGATCTAGCCGAAGCTTTCGGTGTTTCTGTTGCCACCATAGGCAATTGGAAGGGTCAGCACGAAGAGTTTTCTAGCGCCCTTAAGGCAGATAAGGCTTTGGCGGACGAGCGCGTCGAGCGTAGCCTTTATCAGCGGGCTCTTGGCTATGCCTGCGACGAGGTCGATATCCGCGTCGTTAACGGCGAGATCGTTCAAACACCGCTGGTCAAGCAATATCCGCCCGACACGACGGCGGCTATCTTTTGGCTGAAAAACCGCAAGTCCGCAGATTGGCGCGACAAGCAGGACGTTGACGTTACGACGGCAGGCGAAAGCTTGAACGCCGCCACCGACCGCGACCGCGCCAAGGCAATCTTGGCTTTGGTTCAAAAAGCGTCAAAAGGCGATAATTAGGAAATTATCCTAAATTATTGATCCGCCCTCGCAATAATTTACGACACGTGCTCGAAAATGCCGGGTCGAGACGGGAAATTTTCCCACAAGCTTTCTGTGCTGACGTGGCCGCGCGCTGCACATCCCACCCTGCGGCGACCCCATCATTACGGAGACATCCATGTCCGGTTTGAACACGGCTGGCCTGACGCAGGTCAGCCCCACCAACTTCCCCAACGGCTTTGCCGGCGCGACCGCGCTGACCCAGTTCGACTACTCGCAACCAGGCGGGACCTCGCCGCAGCAGATCGCCACCTCGGCCGCGTATCTCGACGCCATGGCCCCGGTTGCCATTCCCTACGCGGCGACGATCACGCCGGACATTTCCCAGGGCAAGGTCTTCACCTGCACCCTGACCGGCAACGTGACCTTGGCCAACCCGGCCAACCTGATCCCCGGCCAGACGATCAACGTCGTCCTGACCCAGGACGGGACCGGCTCGCGTCTGCTCTCGGCCGTGGGATCGCTGTGGAAGTTCCCCGGCGGCACGAAGACGCTCTCGACCGGTGCCGGCGCTGTTGACCGGATCAGTGGCGTCTATGACGGCACCCGCATTCTCGCGACCATGACGCTGGCCTACGCCTAAGCTTGATCGGGCGGAAACATGCGCACGGCTGTCATCCAGCAGTTTCCGCCCTCATCGGCGCCACTTCTCAATCCGGACGGCACGCTTAGCCAGGTCTGGTACCAGTTCTTCCTGACGATTCATCGCCGCGAGGGTGGATCGCAGGATGACATCTTCGCCCTGCTGGTCTCTGCCTTGGTCCAGGCGACGCAGTTCCAGCAGCTTAGCGGGCAATTCAGCGAGGTGGACGACCGCTTCGCCGAAATCGAGGCGCGGCTCAGTGCTCGCGGGAACATTGACGACCTGGTCGATGACTTGCGGGCCCAGATCGAAAGCCTGACCCAGCAGCAAGGCCTGATCCAGCAGCAGCTACAAGCTTCGGACACCGAGGCCGAGCTACAGAACCTTGAAGCCCAGGTTTTGGCCCTGACGCAGTTCGGTTATCAGGCGACGTCGCTGAATGACCTGAATGCCCGCATCGACGGCCTGACCACGGATCAAGTCAAAGAGGGCACGTCCAACCTGTACTTCACCCAAGCTCGGGCGCGCAATTCGATCAGCCTGACGTCGGCAACTTCAGACCTGACCTATACACCGGCAACCGGCGTCTTCGTCTACACGCGCCCGGCCAATGTGAGCACGGCCTCGGCCTGGCAGACGGCGCGGACGTTCTCGTTCACCGGCAATGTCACCGGCTCGCTTGGGCCTATCGACGGGTCGGCTAATGCGTCCGCGGCTCTGACCATCGCGAACGGCGCCATCACGACCTCGATGCTGGCATTCACGCTGGCGACGGTGGCGACCTCAGGTGCGTATTCGGACCTTACCGGCAAGCCCTCGCTGGCGACGGTTGCCACGTCCGGCAGTTACACAGACCTGATCAACCAGCCGATCGGCGCTTACACGGCAACGCCAGGCACGATCACGGGTTACATCACGATCACAGACTCGGGCGGTACGCCCCGGAAAGTAGCGGTTACGACCTAATGGCCACACGTCCCTACGCCAAAGAGTTCGCGCTCGGCAACAGCGTGGCTCAGCTTTCGCTCGGCCTGGCCGCAACGGAGGTGCTTCAGATCGCGTCCGCCACGGTCAGCAATGGCAACGGCACCATCCAGACGGTGACGATCAACCTCGCCTCGGACGGTTCCGCCGCGTCGGCGACAAACCTGATCGAACCAGCCCAGCCGGTCAATCCGAACCGATCGGCCGGGACGGTGCTTTCGGGTAAGACCGTCTTGGCCGGTGGCAAGGTCTATGCGGGCGCGAACACGGCGACGGCCATGGCCATGCAGATCAGCGGGACGGTGATTGCGTGATGCTTTTGCAAATTGAGCCCGCAGCAGATCGTATCGCAATCGCCCGCATGATCATGGCGCCGCTTCAGTTTCCTGTGGCTGATAGCATTGCGGCACGGCTGAAACGCGCGCAAGACGAACACGCGACGCCGGTCTTCCTTCGCGAGCTCTGCGGCCCCATGGGGCGTGTGATCTGATGCTCGTCCCCGACATGCCCAAGACTGAGATTGCCGGGCTGAAAGAACCGTTCAGCGCTCACCTGAACAAGGCAGGCGAAGTCCTGATCTGGCATCCGGAGCCGCCAAAGCACGTGAACATAGGCAAGAAGCCGTCACGCATGCTGGTTGACCACGCTGTGCGTCAGATCATGGAGGCTATCCGGCGCGATGAGCTTGGGTCTGAGGCCTATAATGCCGAACTGCGCCAAAGGCTCGGCATCAAAGTCTAACCCATGTCCGACGTCCTAGCCGATCTTGAGGCCATGCTTAAGGGCATGTCTGATAAGGACAAGGCTGAGTTGGACAAGCTGATAGAGGCTGAGCTTAAGCAGCCATGGCTACCGACGCCGGGGCCCCAGACGGACGCCTACTATTCGCAAGCGGACCTGCTGTTATTCGGCGGGAGCGCGGGGGGCGGGAAGTCCAGTTTGCTGATGGGCACGGCCCTGACAGCGCACACAAACACGGTCATCTTCCGCCGAGCCTACGTCGATATCCGCGGCCTTGAGGAAGAACTGGTCAAGATCACCGGTTCGCGGACAGGCTACAACGGCTCGGACAAGGTCTATCGCAACGCGGACCGCGTCATAGAGTTCGGCGCCCTGGAAAAGCCGGGGGCTGAGTTCTCTTGGCAGGGGAGGCCGCACGACTTCATCGGGTTCGATGAAGGCGCCCAACTGAACGCGGCCAAGGTGCAGTTTGTCCTCGGCTGGATGCGGACCACGAAGCCGGGACAGCGTTGCCGGGCGGTCATTGCGTCCAACCCACCCATGGGTGGTGAAGGCGAGTGGCTGATCAAGTGGTTCGCACCGTGGCTGGATCCGATGTATCCGAAGCCGGCAAAACCGGGCGAGCTTCGTTGGTGCGTCCAACTTGGAGACGATACGATCTGGGTTGATGGACCGGGCGAGCACGATATCGGCGGTCAAGTCAGGCCCGCGCTGAGCCGGACGTTCATCCCGTCCAAGCTGAGCGATAACCCCTACCTGCGGGACACCGGCTATCGGGAGCGGCTGGAAAACCTGCCAGAGCCCTTGCGGTCGCAACTGATCAACGGTGATTTCCTCGCCGGCCGCGAGGACCACGAATGGCAGGTCATCCCGACCGCTTGGGTTAAGGCTGCGCAAGATCGATGGCTCAAGGCGCCGGAAAAGCGCCGGACCATGATTGCGCTCGCGGGCGATATCGCGCTTGGCGGCAAGGATGATGTGGTCCTGGCGCCGCTCTACGAAGATGCATGGTTCGGGCCGCTGATCACAGCTCCGGGCGCGGACTTCGAAGACCCGGCGGACATCGGCGACCTGATGCTGAAGCACAGGCGCGACGGGGCCGATCTGAGTGTTGACGGTACCGGAGGCTGGGGCTCTGGCGTCAAGTCCCGGCTCAAGACGCACCATGAGATCGACTGCGCGTCCATCGTGTTTTCGGCGGAATCCACCGCCAAGACGAAAGACGGCAAGCTGGGCTTTGTGAACCTTCGTGCTGAAATGCTGTGGAGGCTTCGCGAGGCCCTGGACCCGGAAAGCGGCGACGATCCGATGTTGCCGCCGGACCCGCGCATATTGGCCGAACTGACGACGCCGCGCTACCGCCTTCGCCGGACTGACATCCTGGTTGAAAGCAAGGATGAAATCCGCAAGCGGCTGGGCACGTCAACCGACCGCGGCGACGCGATCATGATGGCCTGGCACCGCCGCCGGGCCGCGATCAAGGCTATCGCCGCCAAGGCTAGGCCGAAACCGAGAATACAACCCAATTCTGGCGGCCAGCACGGCTGGCTATCTGCATAATCGAGGACAACATGCAATCGCTTATCGATGCGCTGAAAAGCGTAAGCGCGAACCTGTCGTATCCGGGCGAACTGGAACGCCTGGTCTACAAGGTCGAGAACGAGGTCAACGACCTGCTGGCACGCTTGGCGGCGGCCGAGGCGGCCATTGTGGCACTGACCGGTGCGGGGCAGCCCAAGGCCGACGAACCGGCCCCTATCGCGCCCGCAGAGCCTGGCGCGGCGGTCGAGAACGTGACTGATCCTGCTGCACCGGCTGACGCCGTGGCCACGTCAATTCCTGCGGCACCGCAAGCTCCTGCCGCCTAAGGACTGACTGACCCATGGCCAAATCCGACGCAGCGCAGGACGAGAAGATCGTCAGGGAGGCGCGTGACCGCTTCCGCCGCTGCGCCAACTGGGAAGGCAAGGCGCGCGCCCGATATTGGGAAGACATCAAATTCGCCAATGGGGATGCGCGCAATCTCTACCAGTGGCCGAAGGACCAGAGAGACAGCCGCGACGTTGACCTAAAGCCGTGCTTCACCATCAACGAGGTCTACCGCCGCTGCGCGCAGATCATCAACGACGCCCGCCAGAACAAAATGGCGATCGTGGTCAAGGCGACGGGCGGGGATGCTTCGGCGGAATCAGCGCAGGTCTTTTCCGGCCTGATCCGGCATATCGAGTACCAGTCGAACGCGCAGAACGTCTACACGACGGCGGTTCGCACACAGGTCCAGGGCGGCGTCGGCTACTGGCGGGTTGTCACCGACTACGCCGACGAAGACAGTTTCGACCAGGAGATTTTCATTCGCCGGATCAAGGATCCGATGAGTGTGTATCTGGATCCGGATTGCACCGAGGCTGACAGATCGGACGCGCGCTTCGGGTTCATCTTCGACACGCTGCCCAAGGACGAGGCCGAAAAGCAATGGCCTGACCTCAAGGACCGCTTCCCGAAGGATGCGCTAGCCGGTCATGACGGCTGGGTGGACGAAAACCACGTCCGCATCGCCGAGTATTTCCGCCGCGAAGAACGCCCGGACGAGCTGGTTGCGGTCACGCTCGACCCGCAGGGACCGCGTCTGGTCAAAAGGCTGAGCGAGATCGTCAAGGACCCGCGGTTCGAAGGCGTCAAGCCCAAGGATATCCGTAGGTCTCTGGAAGACGCTGGGGCTCAGTTTCGCCCGGTCAAAGACCACTTCATCATGTGGTACAAGATAGCCGGCGACATGGTCGTGGATAGCCGTGAATGGCCGGGCAAGTATGTGCCAATCGTCATGGTGATCGGCGAAGAAACCGTCATCAATGGCGAAATGGACCGCAAAGGCCATACGCGTCAGATGATCGACGCGCAGATGAACTATAACTACTGGACGTCCGAGGCAACGGCGCAGGTAGCGCTACAGACCAAGGCGCCGTGGATAGCATCAGCGCGGGCCATTGAGGGTTACGAGCAGACCTGGGACAATGCCAACCGGAAGAATTTCCCCTACCTGCCGTACAATGATATTGACGATGAGGGCAACGAGGTAGCGAAGCCCGAGCGCATCATGCCGCCGGTTATGGCTGACGCCTACATCAAAGGCATGCAGATCACGCAGGATGAGCTGCGGGCGACCTCGGGTCAATTCCAGTCATCCTACGGCGCGCCCGGCAACGAGACGTCCGGTGTAGCAATCCAGGCGAGACAACGACAAGCCGATAACGCAACCTACCATTTCGTTGACCACCTCGCGAATGCGATCCGCTACACCGGCCGCATCATCATCGACCTGATCCCGAAGATTTACGACACGCAGCGTGTGATCAAGATCATGGCTGACGACGGGACCATGACTGAGGTCATGCTGGACCCAAGTGCGGGCCAAGCCTTGGTCAAGCAAGAGGCTCAGCAGGAACAGGAAGCGCAGGCGATCTTCAACCCGAATGTCGGCAAGTATTCGGTTGAGGCTGACGTCGGACCGGCCTTCGCCACCCAGCGCGAGGCCGCGTTCAACGCCATGTCGCAGATCGCTCAGAAGAGCCCGCAGGTGATGCAGATTGCCGGCGACCTGATCATGAAGGCGGCCGACTTCCCGATGGCTGAGGAGTTGGCGGAACGCTTCCGCCGGACGATCCCGGCAAACATCCTTGGCGACGCGCCGCCGCCTGAGGTCACGCAGCTTCAGCAGCAGCTACAGGGCGCGCAGCAGATGATCGGCGCGCTGTCCCAGCAGCTTCAGCAAGCTAAGTCAAAGCAGGACAATGCTAACGACAAGACCATGATCGACGCTTACCGCGCCGAGACTGACCGGATTGATGTGCTGAAGGATGCGATTTTCACGGACGAGCGCATGGCTATGTTGCTTGCGCAGGCGACGGCCTCGGAGGCCCTTGGGCTCAACCCGAATGCAGCTGTGACCTCTGCGCCTTCTCCGCTCACACAGCCACCTGAAACTGCCCCCATGGCGCCACAGCAACCAGACCAACCCCAACCCGCTCCGGCGGGTTTTTCTATGCCTGAAGGCCAACAATGATTAAATTCCTCAAGCGCGTTTTTGGCGGAGGGACGCCGCGCGTTCGCGTCTATTCTGACGATGAGCGCCCTGAGTTTGTGGACGTGATTGGGCGCCGCTTTGCCGCCATGTCGGTAAACGAATTTGATCGGTTTCTGACCCGCGCCGGAATGTCCTGCGAACGCGTGCACGCTGACCCAAAACAGTCCGACCAGTGGGGAAGCGTTGTTGCCCAAGACGCGCTCACAGGGAATCTGGGCCGATTAATCGCGGCTCTATCCCGCAAGGGTCAGCCGATTCGTTACGCCATCGAATTCGATCCGGTCTGCTTTTGGTACAATGTCGGCGTCTGGTACGCCCCGGCAGGTGTGCAATGACGCGCCTGCTCAAGCCCCGCAATGACCGTGCAGTTCATCACTTGATTGCCGCCACCGCGAAAGAATTGGCCGCCGAGGCTTACGAGATCATCGCCAGCCATAGCGATGGCTTTTATCGCGCCAATCGCAGCCAAGGCGGCTTTGTCAACCGCCGCTGGCGTGAGTTCGTGGCGGTGGCGCGCTCGACCCTGATCGACATGCTTGGTGATGCCGGCACATCCGACGCGCTCAAGGAAAAGATTTTCGAAGCCATCTTGCAGGACGGCGCGATGAACCCGCCGCGCGAACACGCTGAGGCCGTAGCGGCTGAGCAATCGCGCTTTGGCACGCTCAACGCCGAGACCATGCACTGACCCTCTTTGCGCCTCCCGCGCACTGTTCGCACCCGGCGTTTCCGGGGTAAATCCTCTTGGTAATCCATGACGACTGAAAACGACGATATCATTCTGATGTCCTCCGACGCGGGCGAAGACCTCGCGCCCGTACAAGATCCGGACCCGGCTCCAGCCGATCCGGTTGACCCGCCTGCCGATCCTGACCCCACCCCGGCGGCAGAGGCCGGCGACAAGAAAACGCCGTGGTATCAAGCCCGGTTCAACGAACTGACGGACAAGCGCCGCCAGATCGAGGCGCAGCTTACCGCCGAGCGTGAACAGCGTGAAGCCCTGGAAAAGCGCGCCAAGGCGCTGCAAGACCTGCTCCTGGCTCAAGGCCACGATCCCGCCGCCCTGACCGGCGACACCAACACTCAACCGCGCACGCTCACCCAAGCCGATGTGGAGGCCCGCGCGGCTCAGATCGCGGAAGAACGCGTCCGCCAGCAGCAAGCCCAGGCCGAGGCGCAAGTCTTCAATCAGCGCTGCAACGATGTCTTTGCCGAGGGGACCAAGACGTTCGGGCCAGGCTTTCAGGAAGCAATCGGCAACCTGAATATGGCCGGAGTCATTTCGGCGGACAACACAGCCATCGTTCAGGCTGCGCTTGATACTGACAATGCAGCCGCGATCCTGCATCACCTTGGCCAAGACCCCGCCGAGGCCGTGCGCCTGGCATCCATGCCGCCCGTTCGCCTTGGCATGGAGCTCGCCAAGATTTCGGCCCAACTGAATAAGCCGGCCGATCCCGCGCCTATCTCCAAGGCGCCCAAGCCCATTGCGCCCGTGGCCGGTGACCGCGCCCGCGACAATGTGGATATTTACTCTGACGATGTGGACGACGCGTCATGGTTCGCGGAGATGGAGAAACGTGATCGGGCTCGCTCCTGATCCAAAAGCCGCTCTGACCCGGCAATCGGTCTGCACTGCGCGTAACCCGAAGTAGCGCACGGGAAGCAAGGGTAACGGTCCCTAAAGCCGTGACGTGCCTGCGAAACCCTCGGTTCTGGCGCCGAGAAACGACGAACCCGGAAAGTCCGCGTTCTGACCTTTTCATTCCAGAAACATGAGGTTTTACAATGAGCAACACCCTGCTCACCGTGAACATGATCACGCGCCGCGCGGTCATGCTTTTCAAGAACTCGAACGCCTTCATCCAAAACCTGGACCGTCAATACGACGACCAGTACGCCGTCGAAGGCGCCAAGATCGGCGATACGCTCCGCATCCGCCTGCCGAACGACTATGTCGTCGCGGATGGTCCCGCCCTGTCGGTGCAGGATACCAGCGAACAGAACACGACCCTGACTGTCGCCTATCAGCGCCATATCGACATCGGCTTCACGTCCAAGGAACGCACCCTGTCCCTGGACGACTTCGAAGAGCGCATCCTGGCCCCGATGATGAACAACCTCGTCGGCAATGTCGCCGCCCAGGTCATGTCCAACGTCGAGGGCGGCTACAACGGCCTGCCGGGCGTCTGTAACATGGTTGTCAACCAGGACGGGTCCGGCAACACGATCGCCCCGACCTCCTCGACCATCCTGCTGGCCGGGGCTGCGCTCAGCAACAACTCGGCGCAGACCTACGACCGCAAGCTGGTCGTGTCGCCGAACACCATGGCCAAGACCATCGACACCCTCAAGGGCCTGTTCAATCCGGTTGGCGATATCTCCAAGCAGTATCGCACGGCGCAGATGTACAGCGCCCTGAACTTCAAGTGGTTCGAAGACCAGACCGTGCTCTCGCACACGACGGGCACGTTCTCGGCCGGGACTGTCAACGGCGCGGGTCAGACCGGCAACACTCTGGTCGTCAACGCCATCACCGGCACGCTGAAGAAGGGCGATATCATCACCATCGCCAACACGGGCGCCGTCAACTACGTCAACAAGCAATCGACCGGTGCTTTGCGTCAGTTTGTGCTCTTGGCGGACGCGGCCAATGGTGCGACCTCGCTGTCCATCTACCCGGCGATCATCCCCGGCTCGGGCTCCTACGACCCGACGACCGGGAATGGAGGCGTTCAATACCAGACCGTCACCGTCTCGCCGGCCAACTCCGCGGCCATTTCCCTCGTCAACAAGGCGTCGGAAACCTACCGCAAGAACATCGCCTACGCGCCGCAGGCCATCACGATGGTTACCGCCGACCTCTACACCCCGAATAAGGGTGTCGTGGAGTCGGCGCGTGCCGTCTACGACAAGACGGCCATGCGCATGCTGACGTCCTATGTGCCGGGCACCGACCAGACGGTCACCCGCCTGGACGTCCTGTTCGGTTCGACCATGACGCGGCCCCAGTGGGCCGTGATCGTGCCCGACACCGTGACCTGATAACGCCTAGGGGCGCCGGGATTGTCTCGGCGCCCATTTTCATGAGGATACCATGTCTCACCTCTATTCAAACATGAAGTTCGATCCGTATGAATTTCGGGAATATCCCAAATTTGTCGAGACGGGCAAGGACGACAAGGGCAAGCCTGTCGGCATCACCGTCTACGACGAGGACGAGGAACTGCAAGTCCTGTCCAAGGGCGAAGACTTCGTGCGCGAGGAAGACGAAAAGAAGCGCCTGATCGACACGGCGACCGTGTTCGGCGTGCAGATCGACAAGCGCTGGTCCGCCGCCAAGATTTCGGCCGCAATTTCGGATGCCGGTTTCGACCCGGCGCACAATCCTTACAAGTAAGGCCTGATCCGTGACGCCCAACGACCTCATCCTGCAAGCCCTGAAGGCGGCGGGCGTCATCGGCGTGGGCCAGGTCGCGTCCGCCGAGGATATGAACGACTGCCTGTTTCAGCTTAACCTGATGCTGGGACAATGGAGCCGTAAGCGCTGGCTTGTTTATCATCTGGTGGACGCGAGCGTGAACTCGACGGGCGCGCAGTCGTACTCGGTGGGAACGGGGGGTGATTTCAACATCACCCGGCCGGACAAGATCGAGTTCGCGTTCTTTCGCCAGATCGTGCCGTCCCAGCCCAGCCCGATCGATTACCCGCTGACGATCTACTATTCGCGGCAGGACTACGACCGGATCGCGCTGAAGACGCTCAATTCCTGGCCTCAGGTGGCGTTCTATGATGCCGCTTATCCGCTGGGCAGTCTCTACGTCTGGCCGGTCCCGTCCAGCGCATATTCGATCCACATAGCGGTCAAGGAAACGCTGGCGCAGTTTACCAGCCTAAACCAGACGATCAACCTTCCGCCTGAATATCAGGGCGCGCTCTTCTGGAACCTGAGCCGTAACATCCGGCCGCTGTATCAGTTGCCACCCGACCCGACCGTGATCCAGAACGCCAAGGCTGCACTGGGTACGCTGCGCCAAGCCAACATTCAGGTGCCGCGCGCGCTTCTGCCGTCCGAGATCACGCGCAACGGGCCGGCCTATAATATCTTTAGCGATACCTGAGGTCATGACCAAGATACCGCTGACGGACGGCGTTTACACGTCGAAAAGCCTGATTGCGAACGCCCAGCGTTGCGTCAACCTGTTCCCGGAAATCGACCCGAACGATTCCCCATTCCCGACCACGCACTACCTGACACCCGGCCTGACAAAGCTGGCTACGGTCCCGGTGGCCGGTCCGTCCCGTCTGGACTGGGTAGCGTCGAACGGCCAATATTTCCGTGTTGTCGGCTCGACCGTCTACGCCGTGTCCCCGACGTGGGTGCACACGGCCATTGGCAGTATCTCAAGCGCGTCAACGCCGTGCAGCATGGCGGACAATGGGCTGGTGGCTATCCTGGTCGATGGGTCCACAAGCGGTTACGTCATCGACCTGAGCGATAACGCTTTCAGCCTGATCTACAACCCGCTGTTCTACGGCGCGGACCGGGTGCGCTATCTGGACACGTATTTCATTTTCGATCGGCCGGGAACCAATCAGTGGTATCTGAGCCTGTCCGAGCCGGGATATGCCGATCTGTCCACACCAACCGTGATCAATGGCACAATCACGGGCGGCTCGGGTGGCGTGAACGGAACCTACACGAACGTGCCCTTTACCGGCGGGTCGGGTTCCGGAGCCATAGCATCGAGCGTGATCGTTTCCGGGGGATCGGTGACGGCCATCACCCTGCCGGTTCCGTTTCCGGGCCAGGACTACGCGGCAACGGACGTGCTCACCATCAACCCAGCCCTGATCGGCGGGGTAACCGGTTTTGAGTATAGCCTGACCACGGCCGGTGCCTTCAATTCGCTGGATATCGCCGCGGCGGTCACTATCAGCGGTGATATCGTCGCCATCGAGCTTGCGCACAAGAATGTGTGGCTGCTCAAGAGCTATGGCGGCGAGGTTTGGTTCGATGCGGGAAACACGGACTTTGCGTTCTCGCAGGTTCCCGGCGCTCAGATCGAGCATGGCTGTGCGGCCAAGTACAGCGTGTGCAGCTACGACGGGTCCGTGTTCTGGCTCGGCCGAGACCGGGCGGGGACGGCCATTGTGTTCCAGGGCACGACCAGCTATCAGGCTGAGCGGATCTCGACGCATTGCATTGAAAACATCCTGAACGGGCTGCCGGATATCACGGACGCAGTCGGTGGAATTTATCAGGGGGACGGGCATACGTTCTACATGCTCTCGTTCCCGACCGCAGATCAGACGTGGTGCTATGACCTTGCGACCAAGCTGTGGCATGAGCGCGTCTGGACCGATGACGACGGGCAAGAACACCGCCACCGGATGCAATCCTTTGCCTGTGTCGGCAATCAGATCGTCGGTGGCGATTGGGAAACGGGCGACCTGTATCTGCTTGATCTGAATGCCTTCACGGACAACGGACAACCGATCGTGCGGCGCCGGGGCTTTCCGCACATCGTGGAAGACGGGGCGCGGATACAGTACAGGCAGCTTATCCTTTCGATGGATGTAGGCATCACGCCGGGCATCATGACCGATCAGGAACCGCAAATCTCGCTGCGCTGGTCTGACACGGCCGGAAACAGCTACGGACAGCCGATTTCGACCGGGATGGGTGCTAGTGGTCAGTATCTGCGCAGTATCCAGTTCCAGCGGCTCGGCATGGGCCGGGATCGGGTGTTTGAGGTGTTTTGGAGCGCGCCGATCAGCACAGCCTTGAATGGGGCCTTTTGCGACTTCACGCGGCTGCGCACCTAGGTCAAACATTGACCGCCACGAGAAATCAGCCTACAAAAAACTAATCAGGCGCTCTCGACGCAGCGCCTCCCAGAGATACGCAGCCCCGCCCGAAATGGCGGGGTTTTTTGTTGAAAATCCCGATGCTACGCACACTGGACCCTGCTTTCCTCAACGAGGTAGCGAACACACCGGCTGTGCGCGTTCACTTGGGCGGCGACGGGCCGCTTGATCTGGCCCCGCTCATCGAGGACCGAAACAACATCACCCTCGTGTGCGAACACGGCGGCTTTATCTTCCGCAACGCTGACGGCTTCGGTTTCGTCCGTGAACTGCACAGCATGTTCCTGCCGGAAGGCTGGGGCCGGTCGGTCGTGGAAGCCGCGCGCGAGGCCACGCAATACGTTTTCGACCACGGATGCCAGGTCATGTTCACGCATGAGCAGGCGTCGCACTGGCGCTCTCGTCCACCCCGGTCGCATGGCTGGAAATTGGCCAGCGAAGACTATCGACCAACCCTGGTCGGCCATTGCCGGATCTGGGTTTTGACGCCGGAACTCTGGCGCAACTCTGCCATTTTCAAGGATTAACCTGATGCCTGTAGCTTTGCCGCTGGCTATCGTCGGAAGCGCGGCGATTGGTGCCGCCGCGTCGTCGTCCGCCGCGTCCAAGGCGGCGAAGGCGGAAACGAACGCGGCCAATCAGGCCACGCAGGTCCAGCAGGACCATTACAATCAGGTCCGGTCCGACCTGATGCCGTACAACACGGCCGGCCAAAATGCACTGACGGGCGCGAACACGTACCTGAGTGGCTACGGCGCGTCCAACGCCGGCACGTCCGCCAATGCGCTCAACAATCTCGTCACGGGCGCGGGAGGCTCGCAACAGGCGGCACTGGCTCAAACGCCGGGCTATCAATTCACGCTCAGCCAAGGCCTGAAGGCGGCACAAAACAGCGCGGCGGCGCGCGGCCTTGGCGTGTCCGGCGCGGCACTCAAGGGCGCGGCCAACTATTCGACCGGCTTGGCCAACTCGACCTATGGAGACCAGGTCAACAGGCTGGTCCAGAACGCCCAACTGCAAAATCAGGCGTTCAATGACCAGTACAATCGATACATGTCTCAGGCCCAACTTGGCGAGGCCGCGGCGGCTCAGACCGGCACGTTGGGTGTGCAGACCGGCGCCAGCATCGGCAATAACTTGACCTCGGCAGGGAATGCGAAGGCGGCCGGTCAGATCGCGAGCGGGAATGCCATCGGCAACTTCGCCAACAGCGTCCCGAACGCACTTCTCTACAACAATCTGTTCGGCGGCTCCAGCGGCGGGGGCGGCATGTACTCGACCGCGATGCCTTCGCCGCTCCAATACACCCCGATGATGGGATACTGACGCATGGGCCTCGATCCGAACATCATCCTTCAAGCTGGCCAGGGTGTCCAGCCGGTCAATCCGCTGCAAGTGGCAGGGCAGGCGGCGGCGCTGCAAAACGCACTGATCCAAAACCGGTCCAACCAGCAGACGCTCGATGCGCGCCAGGCTATCGGCCCGATCTATCAACAAGCGATCGATCCGGCGACGGGAAGGCTGGACACGAACAAGCTCCTTTCGGGCGCATCCCAGGACCCGCGCACGGCGTGGATGGCCGGCGATCTGGTCAAGGCGGCGCAGGACCGTCAGAACACACAAGTCGATATCGACACGAAGCAGTACAATCTGCTGAAGCAGCATATTGGCGGCCTGCAGCAGGGCCTTATCGGCCTCTACGCAAACCCGAACGTGTCGCAAGCTGATGTCTTGCGCTACGCTGGCCAAAAGGTCGCCGAAGGACTGGTCTCGCCCCAGGAAATGGGCCAGGTGCTTGGTACCATGCCAGGCGATCAGGCGCAGTTGCGTCCGTGGCTTCTGAACCAGTACGGCCAGCTTCTGGACGCGGACAAGCAGGTTGACCTCTATTTCGGCAAGCCGCAACAGACGACGACCGGTTCACAGATCCAGCAGGGCACGGAAAGCGCCGTCACCGGCTATCACCCTCAGGGCGCGTTCACGCTCGGCCTGTCGCCGTCCGAGCAGGCCTCGACTGTTGCGACGGTCGGTCCCAACGGCCAGCCCGGCGTCATCAGCAAGGGTCAATTCGCGGCTCAGAACGGCATCGGCCAGGGTGGTGACTACATCCCCGCCAACGGTCAGCCGATGAGCGCGCTCACACCAACCGCGCCAGCGCTGCCACGCGCGATCGCTCAAGGGGGAAGTGCGGCTGGGAACGGCGCGGTGCCCGGCTTCATGCCTACCGACCTCGCCCCTGGACAAAAGGAAGCCCTGGTCGATAGTGCCAACCAGGGGCAGGCGGCGCTCAAGGCTTCGTCGGACTATCGCATGAACGTCAGGCCCCTTCTTTCCGAGGCCAACAACCTTATTGCCCAGGGCGTGCTCACCGGACCCAACGCCAAGGCCGTCAATCTGGCCGGCCGGTTTGCGTCTCAGTTCGGCATCGACGTTCCCAATACGGACAAGGCGGACGTCCTGCAAAAGGTGCTTGAACAGGTCAGTCAGCGCCAGATCGCGGCCATCGGCGGAAACCCGACCGATGCCAAGCTGCTCAGCGCCCAAATCTCGACGCCGAACGACAAGATGTCCACGTCCGGCCTTAAGGCCGCGCTGGCGACCGTCGAGGGGCAGGGGCAGGCGCAAGACCTGTTGGGGCAGGCCTACAATCACTACCTCAACACGACGCAGCATCCAATTCCGTTTAATCAGTTCAAGGTCGCGTTCTCGAAGGACATCAATCCGTATGTACTCGTCCTGCGCTCGCTGCCTAAGGCGGACATGCAGCGGGCCATGGGTGCAATGACGCCACAACAGCGCGCGGAGATTGCCAAGGACTCGACAAAGCTTGATCAGTTCGTCCAGGCCGTGGGGTGGCAACCTTGACCGATGACATCCTGTCCCTGATGACCGGCGGTAAGCAGTCATTCGCGCCCGCGCAGACGTCGCAGGCTACCGCCGCGCCCGACTATAGCGGCCTCGTGTCATCGGCTGAGCAACGCTATGGTCTGCCACAAGGCCTATTGTCTCGCCTGATTTTCAAAGGTGAGCGCAGCGGTGCCACGGCAGTGTCACCCAAGGGTGCAGTCGGCCTCGGTCAGCTCATGCCCGGCACGGCCCGCGACATGGGCGTCACCGATCCGACCGACCCGGCGCAAAATATCGACGGCAGCGCTCGCTATCTCGCGCAGATGCTGCAGCACTACAATGGTGACCAAAAGCTTGCCGTTGCGGCCTATAATGCTGGTCCTGCCACGGTCGATCAATATGGCGGCGTTCCTCCGTACAAGGAGACGCAAGGCGAGGTCGCGCGTGTGATCGGTGCTCAACCGGACGCGGGCCAGTCGACGGGCGGCGCGGACATTCTGTCCCTGGCCACCGGCGGCAAGCAGTCGTTTGCAACCGCTCCGGCACCGAACGCGCAACCGAAGCAGATGGATGCGAATGCGCCCCAAAGCGCGGCTGAGTTCGTCAACAATGCGAACCTGGCCTATCGTGCTGCCGGAAACAACGGGGACGCGCCGGCGGAAGCGCAGGTATTCCAGCCTAACCCCGATCAGGCGAAGACGCTCCGCCAGATGGATGCCGCCGGCGCGATCGACCGAAGCCCCGGCGCGATCGGCACGGCAAAGCAGCCATATGTCATGCAGTCGGCGGACAATGACACATCCGCGCTTGGCCCCGGCGTCTACTATGTGGACTGGAAGGGAAAGCTTCAGCAGGCCCCGGGCAAGCCTGTTGGTGCAGCCGAAGGGCTTGGTGCGGGTGCCGTTCAGGGCATTCGCGACGTTGGAACATCGGGCGTTCAGGGCAAGATCGCCCTGCAAAATGCCTTGGTTGGGAACGCTGGCATAAACCTTGGCCCGAATGCGCAGCTTCTTGGTATGTCCATGATGCTGCCCGACCTGGTCGAAAAGCGCCTGGGGCTGCAAAGCAGTCAGGATGCGGTCAACAACGCCTTGGTCGCGCGCGATGTCTACGACGCCCGCTACGGCCACAGCGGATATGCCAATGTCGGCAGGATCGGCGGCAATATCGCTGCGTCGGCTCCGATCATGGCGGCCGGCGGCGAGGTGCTGGACGCTGCCGCTGCCGGATCGCCCGTGGCCAATTTCATTGCCGGGCAGGCGGGCAGGGGCCTTGGCGGCGGCGTCCCCAACCTTCTGTTGCGCGGCGCATCCCTGGCGACGCGTGGCGCCATCGAGGGCGGTTCCGCCGCGGCCCTGACTTCGTCCGCCTCGGACAAGCCGATCATGCAACAGATTGGCGAGGGGGCTGGTATCGGCGCCGTTATGCACGTCGGCGCTCCAGCCGTGGGAAAGGTCGCGGAAAGCGTCGGCAACGTCACGTCCGGTCTATTGGCGCCCCTTACCGAAGCGGGCCGAAACAAGCTCGTCCTGGATCACCTCGCATCTCTGGCCAAGGGTGGCAATACGGATATCGTGCCAAATTCGGAAATTCCCGGCGTCACGCGCACGCTGGCGCAGTCCATTCCCGGCGGAAATCCCGGCATCGCCGCCAGCGAGCGCGCCATGCGCAGCGGCAATACCGAGTTCGGCAACACGTTGGATGCGATCAATGCCGCCAATAACGAGGCGCGAAAGAACTATCTCGGTTCGTTCGTCGCGCCAGCCGATACCATCGAGGCGGCAAAAACGGCGGCCCAAGCCAATGCCGATCGGCGCCTCAACGACGTGTTTTCCAGCGGAGGCCAAACCAACGCGCCGGCCGTTGTCCAGGCGCTAGACGATACACTCGCCAGCCCTGCCGGCGCCTCTCCACAGGTCCGCACGGCCATACAGACAGCACGGCGCGCGCTCGTCACTCAGGAAAGCGGTCTGACTGCGCCACAGCAAAGCGCCTTCGAGCGCAGCGTCATGCAGTCCATGGGATCGGATGCTGCCGCGCCGTCGCAAGAGGCTATGCAGGCTAACAAGGATCGGCTCGGGGCTATCTTCGACCAAATAGGCGGCAAGACCAATATTCAGGCTGGAGACGAGTTCAAAAGGCAGCTCGGTCAGGTCGTTCATGATGCGGGCCAGGTTTTGCCCGACACGGAAGTGACCCCGCTTCGAAATCAGGTCCAGAACATTGTTGATACTATCGGCCAGGATGGCACTATCAGCGGCCAATCTTATCAGGCCCTGATCCGCAAGGGATCGCCGCTCGACCGCGCCATGAGTTCGAGCAACCCGAATATCCGCTATTATGCCGGGCAGCTTCGGGACGCGCTCGACAGTGCGCTGCAGGCCTCGGCTGATCCGGCGGACGTTCAGGCGTTGCAGACGGCACGGACGCAGTACCGCAACATGAAGATCGCCGAGGGCGCGATCAACAAGGCCGCGCCCGGCCAAAGCGTTGACCCGGGTGCCATGCTGGCAGCGGTCAAGAAGGCGACGCCGAACTATGCCTATACGGGCGGTGGCGATCTCGGAGATGCTGCCTCCACGGCCGTGCAGCAGGCGCAGGAGCGCAATGTCTACGACACGCGCCCGCAGACCCTGCACGAAGTCTACAACACGCTCCAGGGCGCTATCGACCGCGGCGCCGATCATCCAGCCCTGACCCAGGCTCAGACGGCGATCCTGAACGAGATGGAAAAGGCCGTGCCAGGCTATACCGCGCATCTCGCCCAATCGGCAGCGGATCAGCGCAGCATCGCCCAGCAGCAATACCTACGCGGCCTAAACCTGACCACGAACGACGGGACCCCAACGCTCAACAAGCTGAACGGGGCCTTGAGCAAAATCGCAGGCGACCCGAATGCGCCCGTCACGCCCGACACGGTCAACAAGCTGATGGTCCTGCGCGATGATCTCGATATGGCCAATGGCTCGAATGCCGGCATGGGGCGGAGCTCGGACACGCACCAGAAGTTCGCGACTAACGCGCTCAACAATGCGCTTGGCGCGTCCAAGGTGGCGGCGATCCCGATGAGTATTGCCGGTGCCATGCTGGGTGCGTCTCACGGGGCGGAAGGCGCCGGCGTCATGGGCGCCTTGGGTGCGGCGGCGGGCAAGTATGCGGAGCACGTCTACGCGGGCAAAAATGCCCTGATCCAGCAGCGGCTACGGAATGCGCTTCTCGACCCGGAGGGTGTCCGTCTGAACACTGCCGTTCCCGCCGGCAGGCTCGGGCAGGACAACAAAATCCTTTCCCTCCTCAAGGGTCAGGCAGTCCCGGCGGTCGTGGATACGAAAAACCGACTTTGGGGGACCCCATAGACCCCGGCTGAAGCCTCGCCAGAAGCCGACGACGGCGTGTCCGCCAAGGATCAGGCCGCAAATGGCCAATTGCTGCGCGGTGATGTGCATACCGCATCGTTAACACATCCGGTTCGCCGGAACAATCCTATCCACAGCGCTCCCGCGAGGGGCGCTTTTTTGTTGGACCCGATATGGCAACCAGTAACCTAGCCCAGGTCAATGCCGCCCGCACTCAGTTTGTTGACGCCAATGGCGCGCCTTTGTCCGGCGGGACGGTTACGACCTATATTCCTGGCACTACGACGACGGTGACAACCTATCAGGATGCGTCCGGCCAGACAGCCAACACCAATCCGATCACTCTGGATAATTTGGGATCAGCTTCTATTTGGTGGAGCGGTCTCATCCGCATGGTTGTCAAGGATGCTGCCGGAAACCAGATCTATGATCAGGTCGGCGGCGCGGGGGCGACTGGCGGCATTCAGATACTCGTTCTCGACACGATTAATAGTCTTTCCTCAACATTCGTCGCCTCCTTTGTCACGACCATAAGGGCAAGCGGCTATTTTGTTGCCGGAGACATCGGCAAGGAAACGACGTGGACGCGCACGAACCTTGCCAATGGCAGTCCTGGAACCCGAAGGTCGTTGGATGGGCAAAACTGGATACTAACCACGCGCGATGTCCGCATCGAAATGTTCGGCGGCATGACCGGTACGGACTGCACAGCAGCGTTTACCGAACTGACCAATTTCCTTATTTCCATCGGTGGCGGCGGTGTTGAGGTGGTGAAGGGGCGCCAATACAGCCTAACCAATGCGCCACCTGGCGTAAATATGCGCTATTATGGTGGCGGAACTCTTTCCTTGAAAGAGAATGGAACCAATACGGCGGCCATTTTCTTTAGCTATGGTTTTGCTCGCGGCACGTATTATGCTCGTAATTGGAAGGTATGTAATAACGCCACGCGTGGAAACTTCATCACCCTGACGACGCCATCCGACGCAAATCACTTCCCCGTCGGTTCGCTCATAATTGCCATATCTACCAATATTTACCAGGTCGGAAACGACTGGCAACCGTCCTACGGCATGTCTAACAAGGTTATCGCCTCTGATCCTGTCACTGGCAACGTTGAGCTTGAAATGCCGATGCAGGAGGACTGGGGCGGCATTCAGATGGCGCTCTATCAGGACTGGGCGTCAGGATCCCCCCCGCCTGGCTGGGGGCAGGAGCAGTGGGCGATCAATTGTGTCTGGGAAGATATCACATTTGACCTTACCGCAGTGGCGCCAAGCACCTATGAGTGCCAAGCGTTGGCGATCAACGGTTGGTATCGAAGCGAAGTGCGCAATTGCCGGTTCATCCAGCCGACAGCCGTGTTTTCTAACAATGGCGTCTGCCATTCGACCTGGCGAAACAACATAGTCTATAAATGGAGCACGGATAGCGGAAACGGTGGCCGTATTCTCGAAATCAAGACAGGAAGTTACAATTCTCAGTTCTACAATACGACAGTGCATTCATGGTATTCCATCACGAATGTTCAGCCTGCCGTCGAGACTGGAGAGTATGCAGCTCACATAACCATAGACGGTGTCATACTAGACGCGCCGCAATACACATGTTCATATGTCTATATGAATGGGACATCTGGCACGCCTGGAAGCGATATTATTTTCGAAAACTTCGACTTTACGGTCAATGGGTGCAACGCATTCATTTCTATAGCGGCGCCAAACGCTGGCGTTCCCAAGCAAAACTATTCGGAGCATATTTTCCGAAACTGCGTGATCAATGCGCCCGTGAATGCGCAAACCCTTCGCCTATCACCCGTGTTGGCATCGGTGCAATTCGTTGCAGACAACATTGTCGCCATACAGCCCAATGCGAATGGCGGCTCCATTACAGCGACCCCTGCCGCAATTGCCGTATACGATGTGCTGAACTATGCGAACTGCGCCATCCGGAAAGTGCAGAGCAATGGGCCTATCTTCTTTAATTCGGCAAATCCTTATACGTCGGGCACGTTGTCCATTCGCGACTGCATGGTCAGCACGGTGTCAGCGGCAAATACAAACGTCACCACACACCTACAGCCATACCAGATCGATCTCTGGAATATCAGCCGGTACAATGAGACGCTTATGCGGGCAGGCCAGGTCGAGAAGACGGGTGCGGATATCACTGTCAATGCAGCCTCTCCGACATCGGTTGGAACCAGTGCGTTCCCACCCTATAATTCAGCCTTTGTATGGGCTAATGGTGATGGCGTTCGCATCGATTACTCGTTCTTTGTCCGCGGCAGTCTCGGCACAAAAACGATAACACTGTACGACGCAGATCGCGCCGCCAATGTGTTTTCAATCACCATCCCGCAGGTTTCTGACGGAAATGTCTATCGGATAATCGGTGAAATTTACCGCTTCGACGCCGCGACCTATTCGGGAACCGTGTCCGTGGAAGGGGGGGGCAGCAATACGGCCACGGTCTATGACGTACCGTCAAACGCGAGTCCATCTCAGATGAATTTCATTCTGTATGCGAGCGTCACAAACACCTCGGACTCTGTTGTCTTCCAAAAAACGAAGATGAAGTTCCTGCAAAAATACAAAGACATTCAGTAGCACACGTCGGCCGAAGCCGAACCTTCAAGGGAAATACCATGAAAATCCTCAATCGAATGGCGCTGACCGCGCTTTTCGCTTTGCTGGCACTTGCGTCGCCAAACGGTGCGTTTTCTGCCGACAAGACGGTGATAGACACGACGAAATCACCGCAGCCTCCAGTCAAGCTCCACGACAATGGTGATGGGTCCTATAGTCAGACCATCTATTGCAGCGGCGGCTGTCTGGCGGCGGGAAACACGGTTGTGGACATTGACCAGACGACACCCGGCGTAACCAACAACGTGACCTCCCAGGGCGTTTCCGCGACTGGTGCAACGATCTCCGGGAACCCGGTTCCCGTGGCTGGTGTGACCTCCGGCAATCTCATTGAGCCCCTGAGCGTAGACGCCCAGGGTCACCTCAATACGCAGGGCACCCTTACGAGCGGGACCAGTACCGCTACGGGAAACCTGATGGGCATCGCCGGCTATGACGGAACGCACAATCAGGAAATACACACCGACACCTCGGGCAATGCCATTGTCGTTGCCAACGATGCCTCCCTAGTCGCCGGCTCGCCATTTTCTATCAGCGGGAACGGCGTTGTCATCGATACGGGCACATTCTCGTCAGGTCCGGCGCCGACCATGGGGTACAGCGGCATTACGGTGGACTTTAACAGCATTGGTGGAGGCGGCCAGATTTCGTGTAATGGCACGAACGACACGACTACCGCTGCCGCCTCAGTTACCGATCTGGATCAGTTGCAGGGAAGCTCTACATCATCAACCACAACGGAATCTGGCTTTGTGACCATATTCACCACGGCCGGGTATCGGACGCCGATACAAGGATATCCGCGCATTATCTGCAAGATTTCATCCTATGTCAGCGGGACGATCACCGGATCTGCGCGCTACAGCAAGGATGCTCCTCCCTCGCGCACCATCATCGGGCCGACGGGTGGAATTGGCGTGGCCGCCTTGTCGACTTCGGGCGGCCTCAGCTCTTATCGTTGGGCAACGGGCGCGTCTGGCGTGATAAAGGGATCGATCGGACGTCTGTACACGTGGTTTTGTTTCAATTCGAACGCCGCCACCCGCTATCTTCAGTTCTACAACAAAGCCACGGCCGGGGTCCCTGGAACAGATACGCCGGTCCTAACCGTGACCATTGCCGCCACGTCACCGTCTCCATCGGTTGGCGCGGGTGATATCGGATATTCGATGTCCACAGGCATAAGCTGGGCCATTACGACCGATTATGCCGGCACTACAGCAGGTGCGTCCGGAGACATAACGTGCAGCGGAGGTTACAATTAATCGGCTTGCTCAGGCCGAAGGGATGCGAAACGTCGTTCCGCGCCACGGAACGCGTTTCGCATCATCGGTTGGTAGTACTTCTCTGCCATAACCGCCAAAACAAATACGATCACCACCGATCCAGCAACCCGGATTGGCATCGGTGTCGCGCCCCAAAGGGCAGAAGTGGCAATGGGAAAGTGGAAAACATACAAGGCATAAGATATGGACCCAAGCCACGCAGCAGTGCGTATAGCCGGATTATCGGTCTGAATTTCCTTCCGCCAAAACGTCCAAATCATTCCCGATATGATCAAGCAGTCGGCCGCATGTCGAAATTCCAGTATTGGATGCATGCCAATTCCGGAGGTTATGGCTTGATGGACGTTTATGGCGACCGGGACGAAAAACAGGGCGACCAAAATTCCGAGTGACAAGACTGATCTGACTGGAAATTTTCCACCACTCGCATACGCCCGGCCGATCTCGGCGCCGGCCCACCACACGGGCCAGTAGGCGATAAATAAAAGCGGCGAAAAATGCGATAGGGTATATGCTATCCATGCCAAGGCTGCGGAGACGGTGACAAGGAATGTTTGCCATTTTTGCGGGACCCATCGATAGACGGGCCAAAACAGCATATAGAACCACCATTCGTAAGAAAGAGACCACATCGGCGCATTTCCGCCAAACGTTGGAACAATTGTTCCGGGCTTTTCCGATGAATCCTGCAACATGAAAATGTTGCCGATAAGCTGCCACAAGCCGGACTTTCCTCCAGCCAAAACGGTCACTATGAGCGCAACGGCAAAAATCGGATAGATCCGAATCCATCGCTTTTGAAAATACGTCTGGAAGCTAGGCTTTTCCGCCTCTGTCGCGACCATGATGACAAAACCGGACATAATGAAAAAGACCATAACCGCCTCTTGACCGAAGCGGAAAAACAGCCCCGCAAGCCCGGTCAATCCCATAACGGCTAATCCAACATGCGTCGCAAAAACATAGGATGCGCAGGCACCTCGGACGCCCTCAACAAACAGAAGCTTCCTCATGGCGCCCCCCCCCCTTTGTGCCGTAAAAGCTATTGGATGCCGTTACTTGAAGTCTTATTGCCGCATAGGCGACACACACGGTGAACTTTTACGCCAAGATACCGCGATCCGTCAGCAGCATCATAAACTGGCACTTCGATCCGCTTTTGCATCGGATGAAAACAGAGAGTTCTGAACCAGCCCGTCATCATCCGCTATCTATATCGCGACCGCGAAATGGATGCAACCTGAGAGAATGTATCAAAACAAGCCGCCTCCGGGCGGCTTTTTCATGCCCTAAGGAGGGTAAAACCATGACCACTACCGTCAATATGAACGGCCTGACCGGCCAACTGTCCACCATCCTGCGAGAGGCTCTGGCCGCGCTGGAGAAGTTCACCGGCCCCGAAATCGACGCGCTAAAGGCATCGGCCAAGGACACGATGGATAAGGCCGTGGCTGCTTCCGGTCCGATCGGTATCCAGATTTTCAACGTTGGCCTTGAAAGCTTTCCGGGCGTGAAGATCATCGCCCCGGCCATCGAGGTCGTTGCCGATCCCATCGTCGGCAACCTGGTTCATGCCGGTGCCCAGGCGCTCGACAATGAGATCACCGCCGATCTCAACAAGGGCCAACTGACCACAAACCCTCCGGGGGCGGCGGCCTGACGCTTTCGCCGACGTTGACCACACTGGCCGTCAAGGCCGTGGTTGGCGTCATGGGCCTCCTCGACCTCACCCTTGATCCTCGCGACAAGGGGTTGATTGCCGGCGTCACTCTCATCCTGACGCTCGCCGGGGACGCGCTGGCGGCTCACTTCCATATCAATAGGAAATACAAATGAAGACCTGGACCTACGAACAGGCCACCGGGAAGATGATCGCGCCCGACGGAACCATCTACCAGGGCTACAGCGGCCATGGCGCCGGCGTGAACAACCCGGCCCAGGAAGCCGCGCCCTGTGTCGGCCCGATTCCCGCCGGGACGTGGCAAATCGGGCCGTGGCACGACGTCTATGAGAACAAGGGGCCGGTTGTCGCCGAACTCCACCCCGTCGGGTTCGACGCCAACGGCCGCAGCGGCTTTTTGATCCATGGTGACAACTCCGCCGGCAACCACACCGCAAGCGAAGGCTGCATCATCCTCCCCCGCCCGGCGCGCC